GTTTTCAGTCTCACCATACATCTGTTTGAACTTCTTGGTATGTTTCGATGGTTTGGTATCTGCATCTGTATCGCCTGGAGCGGGCCCAGACTTACCTTTTGCAAAGTGTCTTGCTCTTGCCTTCTTAGTTGATACTGACATCTCATCACCATCGGCATCCTTCGCATAATACTTTGCTGGTTGTGTACCTTCTCTGTCTTTGATATCTTTATCCTGTTTGACTTCTTTAACTAATAGTTTGCCGGGCACAGAGAAATCGTCATTACCACCAAAGTTGACTTTAAAATCACCATCTTTGTAGTCTTTTACAATAGTTCCAACGGTACGTTCATAATGACGTTGCCCACTTGACATAGAACCTTTTTTTGCCTTTACCTTGTCACCAACTTTAAACTTTTCAGAAATCTCTTCAAGGTTGTGTAACCACACTTTTCTCAAGTCCTCAAACACAACATAGTTTGTACCCTTGCGAATAATTGTACCTTCATCACCATCAGTTGTTTTCACAACATCACCGACATTCCAAATCTCTCCACGAATGTAAAGGTCACGATTCAGTTCTTCCATCGTAAGATTAAACTCTTCTTTAAGGTTCATGAACTTACGAACATCAGCAAAAAGTTTTTCACCATCTGTAAATCCTTTTGGAAGACCAGATTCAAAACCATATTCTGTTACTTTACCTCTTGCATCAACAACATTTTTATACTGATTTTTAACAGCAGCAGCTCGCATCTTTGATGCAGACATTCCCTCTACACCGTCTGCGTCTGGGTCACGTTCTCCAGCAGATACTACCTTAATATCATCGAATCCGTAGAAACCGTGTCTACCTTCTTCACCATTATATTTGTTAAGTAGGTTGTCAAATTCGTCCACTCTGTCAGAACCAACAACCATTACAATCGCCTTGTGACCTTTGTTATGAAGTTCAACTGCGATATCGAATACGTTTCTTGCACGACTTACTTTGATGTTCTTCTTATACTTTGAGAACATCTTCTTCATGTATGCAACCTTCTTATTATGTGGAAGGGGGTCTTTCTTTGGGTTCTGTGAATGTGATGGATACACATACATAGGAGCGCCAGGGTTCTTACCCTGCTCTCTTGCCAGTGCATCTATAAGTTTTTCGTGACCAGTTGTTGGTGGATTAAATCTACCAAACGTAAATACTGCGGTGTCACCTCTTGCTTCTTTAAAAGTTTTCATTCTAATCTCCCACAGCATCTTGGCCTGCCATTGCGGCCTTGTTCTGTTTAACTCTCTCGCCTTCACCAGCCTTCAGTTTCCTAAGAATCTTCTGTGAAATCTTATCAATCACTTTACGTTTCTTGGCCACAATCTTCTGGTCAATTTGAATTCGTTTTTGCATAGGGAGTTCTTTGTAGTTTACATCTGGGCCTAAACTACGTTTGATTACCATCTGTTTTGCTTGACGTTTTGCAATCGCCTGTAACGCTTCTGGGTCACGGCGTCTTACTCTTGCTCTCTTCTTCTTCATCTTCACAGAAGATTTCCTTGCAAGAATTTTCATACGTCTACTCATCTTTCTGCGATTCTGCATAATTTGAGCAGGCGTTGCTTTCTCTTCGATTTCGTCTTCAAATAATTCTTTAAAAGTTATCATTTATCCCATGCCTTTATTGCAGTAAAGTTATTGAAACTAAATTCCATTCTATCGACTAACTTCACAGCGTCACCAGATACCCTATCAATTGCAACATAGCCCTCTGGGTTAGTCACTTTAAATCCATTACTAGTCTTGATAAAGGTATCAGTTAAACCCTTTACACTATTTAGTTTTTTCACAATCCCCATCTTGGCATTTACTAGATGTGATTGGAACGCAATAACCGCCTCTAAATTTGTTAAATCTTTCTTAAATTCTCTTGCGTATTCTTTACCTTTTGTTCTCAGAACATCTTTACTCTTTTCGGTTTTTACTTTGTCAACCTCTTTTGCAAAGTGATTTTCCACCCAAGTGATATATCCGGCTGCGTGTTGTTTTGGGTTCTTGATTGCTTCACCCTTACGAACCTTTGAGTTGTTGTATGTCTTGAGTGATGCACCAACAAGTTTACCTGTCAGCGAGTTTTGCAATCTAAGGAACTTAGATAATTTTGCAGAGTTAATTTGGTGGAAGGACTTACCAGCGTTTGATAAGTGACCAGTTACAGTTGCGTTTTCAGCAGATGTAAATGTTGCAGTACCAGATGCATCCTTATATGTTGCATCATCCATCCATACAGATGAAGTCTTTGTTAGTTTACTAATGTTTGCACCGAATGATGCCTTCATATCTTGCAGTGCAGAACCAGTATATGTTGTATGCCATACGACACCAATCTTTGCACTGTTAATTACTTTACCAAGGTCACTATCTGTCGGAACAGCATATACAATAGTATTAGGCTGAAAAGTATAATACTTTGTGCCGTCAATGGTTGTCTTTTCAACATCGTCTGTAAACATGAGGTCACCTTGCAGTACCCCTGTAATACCCAACTTAGAAAATTCTTTGAGTGCAATCTTAAATTTAGAATTAAGATTTCCAGATAAATCAGCATCAATCTCTTCCTCTGTCTTATAGAGTTTCGGTTCTACGTTGAATACCGATTTCTTTGCAACGAAAAACTTATTATCCTCTGGGTCAATACCAGCGAATATCGCAGGCGCACCATCCCACTTCACAGTCATGTTAACTGAACTACGACTTGCACCAGAAAACATATCTCTCAGTGAACGCATGAAGTTGATTGCGGCCCTACCGCCGGGCACACCAAAGTTTAAGATTTCATCTTCAATGTGTTCTAAGTGCAGATTCTTTCCTGCTTTGTTTTCCATTAGCGACTGCATTAGAATCTCACTTTTGGATTACCATTGGATACATCAAGTTTAACACCCAAGATTTCTTGTACTTTGTCGATACCAGAAACAAGTAATGCCTTTACCTTATTCCAAATATAAGATAACATTTTCTTGAGAATATTTTTTAAGAATTGAACACCAGATTTTACACCAGATACAACCTTGTCAAATAAACCTTCATATAATACTTCCTCTTGATATGCATGGTCAAATGCTTCTTTAAAAATACCTTTTGTCGCTGTCCAAGCACTTCCACCTGTACCAGATGTTTTAAACGAAATATTAAATGAGGTTTGTGATGCAACATAATCAACATACTTATCGTTAATTGCCACATAATCCGATTTACCGTTTTCATCAAACTTTAAAATGTGAGTTGCTTTTGGTAATGGGTCTTTAAACTTTTGATTGCCAGTCATTGCCTCACGGACGACCTCTTTATTAATCTCTGGTGTATTAAGAAGGTCTTTTAGTGCTTCAGTCATTGCAGTCTGTTTCTGCAATCTTTCTTTTACCCAATTAGTCAAATCATCGTCAACACCGTCTTTGATAGCAGCCTTGAAATCATTAATCTGTCCACCAGCAGGCAACTTGAATGATGTGAATTCTTTTTCGATATCATCTGTCAATGAATTCCAAGACTCATTGAGTGCTTTACTTTTCACGCTGTCAGATAGATTGTCATATGCGGCGGCCAATGTTGCAAGTGTTTCTGCCTTACCACCAGACATAAGTTGAGAACCACCATATTTTTTTAGACTAATATGTTGTTTATTAATATACATATCAGTTTTAGGTGTTTTTGTAGAACCACCGGCAGGTTTACCTGTGGTTTGAATGAAGTAAGAATCCCATTTAGGATTAAGTGGTGCGTTACCAGAACCAAAGTGTTTCATAGTTCCACTTGGTCTACCAAATGCATTTTTTACAATCTTGTCACCAACTTCCATCCAATCATCATAAAGTGGTTTCCAATTGGTTTCTGCTGATTTGATTGCCGCTTTCTTGTCTTGACGCAAGGATTTCATATTGTAGGCTGCACAGATGATATTCTCAAACTCTGCACCCCTTGGTTTTTTACCCTTTGCCTCTACAAGTTCAATATGTTCCTTGAGAGTTAACATTTCAATCACTCCATATAAATTACATACTTATTTATATAACAAGTGATTTAGATTGTCAACCCTTAACAGTCAAAAAAGCAGGCATAGGGTGTTCACCAAACGGTTTATTCTTGTTTAAGTGGTAACAAACTCTAGATGCATCTTCTTCAAACTGAAAATCTTGCACAACTCTTCGTGATGGAAGTTCGATGACTTCCCATAGTTTTGTCTCAAGGTTTACGTCAGTGAAGTACTTTATTTGTTCCTTCTTCCTATACCTTGAGGTCAGAGAATTTTTCATATCCTTTGCTCTTT